ATTTTCTTTGGCAGGTGCTATCGGTAAGTTTTACGCAACTTACTGGATGGTCATTAGAGGACTTGGACTTTTCCGGAATGCTATTGACATCTCATCCGATTTAACAGAGGTTGAGAACGTTGTCCGTACCACGTTCGGAAATATGGAGTACAAGGTTAATGACTTTGTGCAAAACTCCATTCAGCAGTTCGGTATGTCCGAACTTTCCGTTAAGCAGTATGCCAGTACATTCCAGGCTATGGGAACTGCTATGGATGTCGGCGGCAAACAGATCGAGAACGCAAACAGGTTCTTAAATGGTGCCACAGAAGGATATATTGGATTGTCAGATTCTATGTCCGATGTGTCTTTGAATCTTACTAAACTGACTGCGGATATGGCATCTTTCTACGACAAAGATCAGGCAGATGTTGCCAAAGACCTGCAATCTGTATTCACCGGAATGGTAGTTCCACTACGTAAATATGGACTTGATCTGACGCAGGCCACTCTGAAAGAGTGGGCAATGAAGAACGGCATGGATGCTGATATTAAATCCATGACGCAGGCAGAAAAGGCAATGCTGCGGTATCAGTACGTATTAGCAAATACCACGGCAGCACAAGGGGATTTCGCCAGAACAGCCGATACATGGGCGAACCAAGTACGAATTTTGAAACAGAACTTCCAGCAGTTAGGCGGCATTATTGGTGGGGCACTGATTAACGCATTCAAACCGTTTTTACGGACTCTGAATTTTGTTATGCAGAAGGTAATCAGCTTTGCAACAACGGTAACAAATGCCCTTGGTGCAATCTTCGGCTGGAAATTTGAAGTGTCCGGCGGTGGTGTAGCTGATGACTGGTCAGATGCGGCAAGCTCAGCTGATGATCTGGCAGACAGCACCGGTAAAGCAGCTGACAATACAAAGAAGATGAAAACCAATCTTCTGGCTATTGACGAATTAAATGTACTTAACCCGGATGATTCAGATTCCGGTTCCGGCGGTTCTGGTTCCGGTGCAGGTGGCGCAGGTGGCGGTGCTGGCTCTGGTGGTCTGGTTAAAACAGACACTATCTGGAAAGATTTTGAAAGTAACATTAAGAGCCTGTATCAGTTGGGTTCCGTTATTGGAGATACACTGTCAAAAGCCATGGAAAGCATTGACTGGGATAGTGTGTATAAAAAAGCAGAAAATTTCGGAACCGGACTTGCTCAATTTTTAAATGGTCTTATCAGTCCGAGATTATTTTACAATCTTGGCAAAACAATTGCTGGTGCTATCAACACTGCATTTCATGCGGAAAATGCTTTTGCGATTGAATTTGATTGGAGAAATTTAGGAAGATCACTGGCATCTGGCATTACTGGATTTTTTGAAAACTGGGATGCTGAACTCACGGCTGAAACATTCAGTAATTTTGCAATAGGTGTTCTCCAAGCAATGGTAGGTGCCCTTGATAAATTATCAGAGGACGGAACATTTGCTACAATCGGTCAAAAAATTGTTGATTTTATATGCGGAATAAAATGGGCGGATTTATCATGGAATTTATATGATTTCTTTTTTACTTTAAAAGATAAATTGATCGAGTTTCCTGCCAATTTTGCAGAAGGAATAGGTCAATCTATTTTTGACCATATCTTCGGTGACGGAGAAATTGATTTTGAAATTCCTGCTCCACTCAAATTTTTACAGGAAAACTCATTCAATAATTTTGCACCTGTTGAAGTTGTAAATAATCTTCAAAATGTCGTAGAGTTTGTGAAGCAGCTTTCCGAATTGGTTCCGATAGTTTTAGATAAAGCAACTCAAGCGGCGGAGGAGATTAAGGGTAAGGTATCTGAATTAAAAGAAAATATTGAAACTTTTGTTTCTGAAACATCGGCAAAAGCTCAAGAAATTTTAATCGGGTTACCTGACTGGTTTAATGAAAATGTCGTTATTCCTGTTGTAAATAATTTTACGACGATGAAAAATAATGTGACAAATTTATTCAGATTACTGTGGACAGCCGTCCAAAATATCTGGATTGTTGTATCATCATGGTTTAACAACAACGTTATTGTGCCGACGGTAACATTTTTCACAAAGTTCTACGAAAAAGTGAAAAAATTGTTCTCTGATTTGTGGTCAAATGTGCAGAAAATCTGGAAAGTTGTTTCCGGCTGGTTCAGCGATAATGTTATCACTCCGGTATCAAATTCATTTTCAGAAGCATGTAAAAATATTGCATCATACTTTGAAAATTTGTGGAAAAATGTGAAAAATGGTGTTGTTGGTTCTATGAACGGTGTTATTTCAACGGTAGAAAAGGCTGTAAACAAAATTATTGATTTGATAAATTCATTGAAATGGAAAGTTCCGGATTGGGTTCCTGTAATTGGAGGTACTAGCTGGGGATTTAATATTAAGCCAATCCAATTGCCGTCTATCCCTATGTATGAAGTCGGAGGTTTCCCGGAGGACGGCTTGTTCTTTGCTAATCACAATGAGATGGTTGGTCAGTTCTCGAATGGTAGAACAGCCGTAGCAAACAACGAACAGATCGTTGCCGGAATCCGTGAAGGTGTTAAGGCTGCGGTTACAGAAGCACTGGCTCCGTATCTGTCAGACATTGCAGATACAAACCGGGAGATTGCAGAGAAGGATGCATCCATCAATGTAGACGGCCGTGAACTGGTTAATGCGATCAATAATCGTATCAGCCGGAATGGTTTCAGCTTCACGTAAAATTAAGGCGGTAGGATAAAACCTGCCGCCTCTTTTCTTTTACCTTTTTCCGTGGTATAATCTGCATATATTTTCATGGGAGGAAAGTTGTATGGCAAAAACAATCAAATGTCCTAGCTGGGGATGTGATGGAATTGGAATCCCTGCTGACACGAAGAAAAAATTTTCGTTCGGAAAGGCAATTGTAGGAAACACAGTTGGATTTGCTTTGGGAGGTCCGGTTGGTGGAATCGTAGGAGCCGCAACAGGAATCGGTGGTAAACGTGGAAAGACCACGTTTGTATGCTCAAAATGCGGTAGAGTTTTTGAAGCAAAGCTGTAAGGATGGAATGATATGTACGACAAAGAAAAAGGAATTTATCCAGCTGGAGGATATCTTGTAGGAAGAGACTTGCCTTTGGGCGGGTACATTTTTAAGGCAAAAACAGGTCAAAGAGGTTGTGTGACTTTATACAAGAATTATAAAGACTTCAAAAACGAAGAAGATGAACTTATGTATCAGTATTTTGAAGACGATTTTCATTTATCCTTAATGGAAGAAAACAACTTCTTAAATGTTGAGAATGCGACAATTCAAAAGATTTCATAAAAGTGGTGCCCTGTTATGGGGCATCATTTTTTTGCAAAAAAGTATTGACTAAATGTCATGACAAATATATAATACAGTTAAATCAAATGAAAGGAGTGGATAAAATGTCACCTAGAAATGGAAGACCACCATCAGAAGACCCAAAATCTCATAGAGAAAGTTTTCGACTATCGGATGACGACATGATGAAATTAAATTATTGCATGGAAAAAACCGGAATGAAGAAAACGGAAGTTATCAGAAAAGGCATTGACATGGTCTACAATGAATTAAAAAAGGAGTAACCTACGTGTACTTGGCGGTATCATGGTTACTCCAATGAGACACATCCACAAGGGATATGCACTACTACTGTAGCATACCTCTTGTGGAAAATCAATATTTCACAGGAGGTTTTTTAATATGGAAGAGAACAGAAAGAAAATTCATGAGATGGTTGACTGCATGAACACTGACGGAATGCTTACCTATTGGGAGACATTCATGAGACGCTGGTTAGAATACTGGGGACATGGATGCTTGGACAGTATGGAAAAGAAAGGCGGTGTGCAGTAATGGACTATAAGAAAGCGTTGATTTCTATGATCGAGGAAATGGAAAACTGTGATTTTCTGTTTAAGATTTACCATTATGCCATCGTAAAATATCGCAAGGAAAGAGGTGCCAGATAATGACTGATATTCAGATTTTTAATAACCCGGATTTTGGAGACATCAGAACCGTTGAGATCGACGGAGAAGCGTGGTTTGTTGGGAAAGACGTTGCCGGTGCACTTGGGTATGCGAAACCTTTAGGAGCGGTATCTACGCATGTCGAAAAGGATGACTCTCTGAAACGGGGACTCATGGATTCTTTGGGAAGAGAGCAGGAAACTATATTCATTAACGAATCCGGTCTTTATGCTCTGATCTTTGGAAGTAAACTTGACTCTGCAAAGAAGTTCAAGAAATGGGTGACATCAGAAGCCCTCCCGGCAATTAGGAAGAATGGCTCTTACACCATGCCGATCAGCACCAACGACAAAATCATGCTTCTGGCACAGGGGCATATGGAGTTGCAACAGGAGGTTGACAGCATCAAGAAGGACATGGAAAGTCTGAAAATGGATTTACCGATTCTTCCGGTAGAGGAAGACCGGATAACATCCGCTGTGAAGCGCAAGGGACTGGCTGTAATGGGAGGTAAGACCTCTAATGTGTACCGGGATAAATCCATTCGCCGCAAGGTGTATCAGGGCATTTATGCGAATTTGAAGTATAACTTCCAGATCAAGACGTACCGGGCATTGAAACGGAGTCAGGTGGACAAGGCTATTGATATCATCAATAACTATCAGCCGCCGTATGTTCTGGCAGAACAGATAGATTCCGCAAATGCACAGCAGACCTTGATATTCTAGGGAAAAACTGCTATAATAAAATCAAATTCAGCCGAATCCATCAGCTCCGCCCAGCTTGTCGTTGAGGGGGAAACGGGGCGAAAAGGATAGGACGAACCGAGCAAGGACGGCAAACATTTTGAGAATCACGCTCACTGGACATGGTAGAGATACTGCGTCTGGTGGGCGTTTTTTTGTTTGTCTGGAATTGGTAAAACCAACTGGCTAGTGATTGCAACACGAAAAGCGGAAATCCTACACCGCCTGCCAGTTGTTTTTCATAAATGTAGGAGTCTATTTGTAGGAGGTAGAACATGGCAAAAGTAGTAGTAAAACTGACACAGAATTTCACGACAATTCCAAATGAAATTCTCAAAAATAAGGAAATATCGTTATCTGCTAAAGGATTACTCATAACGATGTTGAGTCTTCCGGATAACTGGAATTATACAGTGGAAGGACTTACAAAAATTGTCAAAGAAGGAAAAGACAAAGTTAGAAGTTCTTTGACAGAGCTTATAAACAGTGGATATGTTACCAGAGAGCGGGAAAGAAATAAAAACGGTACACTTGGTGGAACGGTTTATACCGTCTATCAAAAGCCTGTAGAGCCTAAGTCGGATTCACCTAAGTTGGAAAATCCAACACAGGATGAACCAATGTTGGATATGCCCGCACAATTAAATACTAACATACAAAATACTAAAAAAGAAAATAAACAAGAAAATAAAAGTATGAGAGTATGCTCTTTTTCTGCGGAAAAAGAGGTATCTCCCACATCTGAAGGTGGTACGTTATCTCCTACGGTCACAAAGGCCATTGACGAGGCAATGACGGAAGAAGGAGAATCTCCAGATAGCGGCTATAGAGCCGAGTTGAAGGACATAGCTGAATACTTTGTAAGCGAATATGCCAGAACGCAAGGAAAGCCGCATAAGCCACTCACAAGACATGCTATTAGCAATATCGTATACAATTACTTGCATCAAGACGAGGACGAATACGGAATCATGGATGATGTGTGGACGCTAGACCAGTACATACCACTAATTGATATGTACATGCAGACGAACTACCGGGAGGGCATAGAAAAGAGCCTGTCCCACTTTATGTCCGGTTCTATCCGCCGGAATTTAAAAGCAAAATTGATAGAGTAAGAAACATACCGGGTGCCGAAGATGCAGGCATCCGCTAACCAGAAAAAGATACTGGCAGACTGCCGGAGGGCACTTCTGCCGAGAACGGAGGTGCCTGAATGGCAGAAAAAAAAATAAAAATTGGTTCTGGCATGTCCTCTTTCCTAAACGTGAACGGGGTAGACTTCCCGTGCCCTAGGGTGGGATTTTCGTATATTATCAGCACAACGGTAAATGCCGGGCGAAATGCGAACAATGCAGTCATTGGCCAGAGAGTAGGAAGAGACATTTTTAAGCTGAACAATATGGAATGGGCAATGCTGGATGCAGCTAAGTGGCAGAGCATGTTGGATGCAATTAAACCATATTTTGTACCTGTAACATTTGAGGACTACAGAACAGGGAGACCAATCACCATTACAATGTACCCGGGGGACAGAACGGGGATTCCACTGTATGCAGACCCGGATTCTCACATTGTTACAAAGTATGAAAACTGCAAATTTAATCTGATTGATGCCGGGTGGGAGTGATAGATCATGCAAAATGTAAGTGCAGCATATAAAAAGGCCATGAGGCAGCCGATGCGGAACCGTGGCTACATAACTGCCCGAATCGGAATTATCAGTTCAACGGCACAGGATAACGTAGTT